TGAACTCGTCGGGGTCGTCTCGCTCTTTCAAATGGAATGCCAGGCTGCCTAGTTTGTCCTTGTAAAACAGACGGGTATTCTCTAGGATATAATGGGAAGCGACCTGGGTGGACCGGTGGTTCTTCAAGCTCGAACTGCCAGCAAACACCGAAGACCCCGACACGTTTCCCGTGAACACTTTCATAAAGGAAGACGTGAATGCGTTCCCCTCAAACACGGCAGGTTTCTCGTGAAACAATCCGTTGCCTGCTCCCTGCAACGTGTCCACTCCGGAAATAATATTGTAAACACGTCCTTTACTGACTGTCCCTGAAAACCAGCTCTTCTTTACAGACGACCGACCGTACGACAAACACTGCAGCTGGTGCGATGCCGACATAAGCAGGTTCATAAACAGATAACTCGTATTGAACCGAAACACTTCATCGGGGTTTTCGCGTCGCACACCAAAGGATTTGGATTTAATCGTATTCCGATACATTCCATCAGAACTGGTGACGACGGTATCATTCGCAGACGAAAACATACTCCACGAACCACCTGCCGTTGTTTTCACAATCGATAATACTAAGAAGGACAGAAATGTCAAAATCGATGAACTGCTGACGAGCGCCTTGAATTCGATGACAGTTGGATCCGTCAGTGGGTCGTTTTCAGGGGTGGCCACATCGGTACCATATGTGCCCGACGCTTCATCGCTTGACTCGTCAATGTCGTCGTCGGGCAAGACCAATTTGGGGGAGACAAGAGCAGGGTCGAATTCGGATTTTCGGTTATCTGACGGTGGTGGCATATCTGCATTCAACCAAAAAATAGACGAATACTCGCGCAGTGCGTAGATGCGGATAAAGGGGTCTGTTATGTGCGGTTTCAGAGAATTGGTGACAATGTGTATCGCATCGCCCGCTAACTTGCTCGCAGCATTTGTGACTTGGAACGAGTAAATAATGTATCGCTGCTCTTTCTGTTTATTGTGGTAGTAGCGTAACACAATTCTCTTCTGCGAGGACAAGTCGCCCCGTGTTGTCAGGTACTCTTTGATACCGTCGGTGTTCATCTGCTTGTCGATTGTTTTATCCAGGTCAAAAAATTGTTTGGTGTCTGCCCCGTGCTGTTGGTAGAAGGCTCGCTTGTTCATCCCGCTGTGGGCAGATGCTTTGTATTCGGTCATCTGTTTGGTCGAATCATATTTAATATTGAAATGTGCCGAGTTCGAAGAAATCGGGTCACCAATCTCAACCGAAACGTGGTTGGTGCGATTGTTCTCGAACAGTTTTCGGAGTTGCCCACGGATCATCGACACGACGCTCTCCACCCGTTTTTGCATATTGGATGTGTTCGCCAACTTCGCACCACCGACGTCTTCCGATAGTTTGGTGTCCGTGTGCTTTCCTATCTGTTGCAATTGGAGGTAGCGATAGTACGTGCGATTGTCCACCGCCTCACCACCTCGTTTTTTACTGGACAGAACCGAATCGATGGGTAACCCATCGTTGATCTGTATGCTGAACCCGTAGAAACGTATGTCGGTGGTCATCCGTTTCGCACGGGCATCTTCGCGTCGACGTTCGTCTAGCAGTTTGTTGGCTTCGTCTTCGCTGTGCTGGTATTTGTACGTTTCGTGGTAATTATTTGCGTTGTTGGTCGGAGAAGGCGTCTGGGGTGATGGTTGTGGTGGTGCACTGCCGTCAGCGTTCGTGTTGTTACTATTGTGTGCTGTCACAAACACGCACGTCGGTAGGATGTAGTATGTTTTTCCATTTTCAATAAAGCGCATACCGACTTGGTCTGTCAGGGCTTTGGACAAGATTTTCATCCAATACGGATCTACAATATCATCTTGTATCTGGGTGTATGCGTGCAAGCGTTCCATAAATATGGCGTCCGTGTCGGAGCGTGTTAAGAAAGAGCGTTCGGTAAAGTCAAGGATTTGTATATCGGCAGACAGTTGCATGTCGCGCAAACCGGTTTTCAAAAGCCTGTACAAAATGCTTTCGTTCTGGTTTCCGATGAGCTGGTATGGGTCGAGACGCAAGAAATCTCGGTTTCGTTTGTTGCTGCCACCCTTCTCCTTGTGCGTGTCATTGCCTTTCCGAACGTGGCATTTCGCAGTCTTTTTTTTGCGTTGCATTATTGATTACTTCTACCGAAGGAATTTTTATGAGAATAAATGTGTATCGGTATCGGTCTCAGTATTTGATAAAACGGGGGTGTTAGATTATAAAAAAATGTTAGATTAACAATAACTAGAACGACTATGCGCCGAAAGAAAAAAACCGCAAAGCAACGCCACCACTCAAGCGCAGGGTATATGCATTTTTTCCCAGACGAAACACACGTTGCGAGGGAGAATCTCCAAATGAGCAAAGAAGCCATCTACAGTGTCACGAAACCAGCGAAAGCGTTGCGTATAAAACAAATACTGACACGACACCTGCATCAAATCGGCAAACAGAGTACAGACTGTGTAATCACCGACGCAACAGCGTGTGTCGGGGGGGACACGCTCAGTTTCGCAACCTATTTTAAAAAGGTACACGCCGTCGAATTGAACCCAACCCATTTCAGCATGTTGAATAATAACATTTCGGTGTATGACCGTAAAAACGTGGATGTGTTCTTAGGCGATTATGTTAACATAATGCACACATTGCACCAAGATGTGGTATTCATCGATCCTCCATGGGGTGGTCCATCGTACAAACACAAACATAATGTGAAGTTGAAGTTATCCAACACACCCATTTACAAAGTCATACAATATTTGAGGAATCATGTATCAATGGTTGTATTGAAAACACCTGTCAATTTTGATATCAATTCCATTTTCGAATATACCTCCTTCAAAACTAAAAACCCGCACTACCAAACAATTCACGTGTACCACCTAGTGAATATGCTTATTATCGTTTTAATCACTAAAGTGTGAACCACTTTAGTTGTACGCATCCCGAATATCCCACATTCGAATTTGTGCTCTCATATTTACGTTTTCATTCTCCCACAGGGGTTGGATATGGGTGACTACGTAGTTTTTCCACATTTTTTTGTGTGTGGCGTCTTCGGCAAGTGTTAAGAACAAATGGACAAACAATTCGCTAATCATACCTTCGTTGTCAGCGAAAGACGTTGTCCATTTTTGTAAGAAGTCGGTGTATTGCTCTTTAGTCAGAATCTTTTGCATATACAACTGAGAAACGAGTTTGCCATACCCTTTCGCAGTCATTTTGTTCATCACCAACGAATCAATCGATTGTATAGCAGATTGCAAAATAACCATTACCGATGATTCAATTGTATTGGTGTTGGTCGGTTGTGTACGTGTGGCTGCAAATATGTTCTGCATCACCGTCACATAGTATTTACTATACAACGGTTGCATTACCGCATTATCTATAATTTGGGTCGCAATGTGTGTAATGTATTCTTGCAATTGGTCATTTTCGGGTGACCCGACATCTGGCCGTTCTCCCGAAAATATCTTTTGGTGTGTTAGTAGTTTGGTAATACGATGGCTTATATCGCTTGTATTGGTTTCAATCAAACTGTTTAAAATGAGATTGTATTTTTTCTGAAAAATACTAAAGTCATCTGCTTTGTGAGACGTATTACGACTGATAACACTGTGTTGAACCGAACGCCGATGCCCACCGTTATGTCTCTTATGAAACTGCTTCTTTTTTTTATCCGATTCACGATTCAGTTCGCGAAGTTGCTGTTGAATCGTATGTATCTTCTTTTGAACTGGAACTGCCAATGTTTTTGTAGATTGGTTGTACAGTCTTTGTATAGACTCGTAGGTGTGTCGTCTGAGTATCAACTGCTGGGTTGGGTTTGCCGTCATATGTGCTTCTTTACAAGAAGTTGTTCTGTTTATTTTAAATGAGCGTTTCATTGTACAAAATTTTGTTGTGTGTTTTATAAAAAAAGAAACTATGGCCCTATTCACATTCGCTATCCCCGCCCAATATTTCAACGCATCGCACGATACACTGCGTATGCTAAGTATTCAGATCGTCGTTCAATTTTTATTTTACGTCGTGCACCCGGGAGAAAACCCGTTCTTCAGTTTACTTTTCTTACAAACAATTTCGTTCGTGGTGATTGGTGTGATCTTCTATTGGTTAGTAGTGCAATACCTATTCGATTTCAGAATAGACGAACGCGAACTCAGGAATGCAACTGAAAAAACTGCAAACCGTTACAACCCAGCCTTGCACACGCCCGAATTAGACGCAATCGGAAAACACCCGGTTTCTACAAATCACACGACAACCCATCCATTGTCCGAACCACACACGGATGATATACCAATCGACGCATCGACTGCCCACCCGCCCCACTAAATGCCGCGTGTGCCATCATCCGGAAATACACCGCGAATCGGCAACAATTTCCGATTGACTGACTCATTCTGTGGAAATCCCGTGTGTTCAAAAAATAATGTTGTGTTCATTCTAAAAGAACTTTATATTTTTGTTGATTCGCATTATGTCGTCTTCCAGAACATCTCGCAGACCGTCCAAACCAAATTCTGTCTCGCTTTCCGATTCTCTTTCTCAGCAAGGCAGCGAGATGCTTGTCAAACTCCGCTGTGTCGGAACGCTGTCCTGGGTGTTGCTTGCGATTGTGACACTCTACATTTCATTGGTCAACCCTTCCAACACACCCGCTTTCTTCAGCAACGGCATATTCAAATTTGTATTGTTTGCGTTCGTCGTGGTTGTATATGTATTGGAAGGTCCGTTGATTGGCACGATGTTTGCCATCGCAATGGTCTTGCCGGTGATCTACAGTTCTATGCGCGAAGGATACGATAACCCTTTCATTGAAGGGTATCACCCCGGTAGCGACGAGGCCGATAGTGACGACGACCGGACTGGCTCGACAGCACACGACACGCTCGGTGGCAGTGGTGGCAACACCACCGAACCGACCCACACCAAAGACCCCAAAGACCCGGTTCATCCCACTAAAGACCCCCAAGACCCCAAAGACTCGGTTCATCCCACTAAAGACCCCAAAGACCCGACTCATCTCGCGGGTGCGAATGCGAATGCGGGTGCGGGTGCGGGTGCGAATGCGGGTGCGAATGCGAATGCGGGTGCGGGTAATGAACCAGTTCCAGCAGACAGCAGTATCAACTCCGCAAACACCGTTAGCAGTCCGTCTTCCACCGAGGGGTGGTGCAACTATGCTCCATTTTAATTATTTAAGACTCTGACTCTGTATGCGTAATCTGTATGCGTATGCGTATGCGTGTCACCCACTATATAATAACATAAATCCGTATTGACATTATTCTTAGTTGTCGTTCATCATTTCACAATAACAGATGGGTCAAACACATTCCCAATCGGACTCGCAGCGCGCATCCCGCCAAATCGCAAATTTTTATCATATTTGTAATATCATACCAGACACACCCGAACACCATCACCAAATATGGTCTCCTGACGGCAGCAATGCGACATCAGAAGCACCCGAAGAACCACCGCTGCCGCAACCGTCGCAGCACACCAAACACTGCCGCCACAGTGCACCCCACCGGCGAGTACAAACACAGCACATACACGGACACCATCAATCACACAACTCCGAACAATTTGCCACACCGGGATCGATTGACGATGATGTCTATTGTGCACATCCACCCGTCCGAACGAATGCATTCCCGTCGTCCAACCGCATGACTGCTTCTGCTTCTGCATCGGCATCTGCTTCGGCAACCGATCGCACGACCGACGACGAGTCCGATGTGTTTTCGTCTCATCACCACAACCGACGGCGAAGCGCCCGTTCAAAACGAAGAAGTTGTGTGCCTTCGCAACCGGTGTCCGCCCCGACACACGCCGATTCGTTCCCCGAATTGCTTGACCGTCGCTACGATCTGGATGTTGCGCCGTCCATGATCAATATGGATTTGCGCTTCAATGGTGCGTATATGGTTGTAAATAGCATATACAATATACTCACGTGCAAGTTCGGGTATCAGCATATGCTTTCGGTTCAAATGCTGTTTTGGATGGCGATTCACAAATACTACCAAATACAGTCCATTGACACCCACGCAAATTACAAACTAAGTTTGAGCACGTTGCTGGATATTGTCAAACACATGTCGTTGTGCTCGGAACGCGACGTGTCCATTTATACAGATGTTGCCAAACAATACAACACCAACCACCACCCCGCCTCGCAACAACAATATGCTACCACCTCCTCACGCAGCACCTCCACACCGGCACCCGCCACCAACACCCACACCTTCCCCATCACAGCACTTGTTCAGAAACCGATGTACCAACGACCGTTTTACCAGATGCAGTATTACTATGTGCCCAAGGAAGAGCACTGTATTAAGCAGGCATTATTGAATGACCACCTGATCCTTGCAAATCTGACACTCTTTTCGAATTTCCTGTCTTCTCGTGGTGGACTGGTTCGTTTCCCAAACAGCACCGATACTTCTGCCGGGATGATCGTCGTCACCATCATCGGGTATCGAGCAGACACGTGGATCGTTCGCTTCCCGTTCGGCATCCATTGGGGAGACCAGGGCGTCGGGTACGTGTCGTTCGAGTACTTTGACCGGTACAACCGAGACAGGTGGCTGATAGATATCAGCGAGTGTGCTGAACCACCCCAATATGTGACACAACGCCAGAAAGAGCAACTGACCGAAAATAGCGAACTGCTTGCCGCACATATGGAAACGTCCCCTCACACACACCCACACCACGTGTCGAACACGGTTCGTGTACCAGATGGCAGCAAAACGTCGCATACATCGTATCGTGCAAGACGGCGAATTGTATAAGAAGGTTGGTTTGGTTTTAATGTACTGGTGTGTCTTCCCCGATGAAACACACCTACACTATATGTATGGCGTGTATGGCGTGTATGGCGTGTTCGGTTGTTGGAAGCATGATGCGTACCGGTTGGTTGCACCCGTTTTTTGTGTTTTGGTTTTGGTTTTGGTTAATTTAATTGAGCAAATACTCGCTTGACACCCACCCGTGTGTGTGTGTCGTCGGACTTCATCCGAACGTCTGTTTCAGTCGTTTTTCCAAACAGTCCAACTGCATCACCATTGTGAATTGCATACTTTCGTTCAACAAAATCGATGCGGTCACATTGCATCCGATTTCGGCATCTGCTGCCGGAAAGGATGCACCTGGCAATTGCAAGGTGTCGAGATTCAAATACACAACAGGCGTCGTACCGGTTCCGTCGGCGTACACCACACTGTAGGATTGGTTGTGTAGCGTGCACAACAGTGTGCGCAACACCGCATCGTTTTCATTTTCGACCGGCAAATCACCACCACCAAATGCCGTATTATCAAATGTAAGATTGACCAATGAAACAATGTCACCAATTTGCAGACGCGACAGGTCCGCTTCGGCAAGCTGAATGTGAAATTGATTGGAAGTGCGCTTGTACTTGATGTTTGTAATATGCAATACATCTGGTGAATGTGTCGCTTTTCGATTTGAATCAGACGGACTGTACACCAATCTGTCGTGCAGCGTATACACACGGAAATCAATGTGATTCAGATAATTTACAGGTGTGTCGTATGCATACCCACCATTGAGTGTTTTGTATTGGCGGTGCGTATCGCCTGTCGTCTCGGTTGGCACACATATGAAACTGCATTTATTCACCACCGCATCCGTCGAATACAGGTGCCGACTCCCGTTTGGTCGCATCTCGATATGCAACTCGTGGGGCAGATCCACTGGGATACTGGTGGGTGGGGAGGTTGTGGTATTTGCAACGCTTTGCAAGAACGCCGCATTAGGCACCAACACGTTGGACACGGAGACCTGCTGCACATTGTTGAATGTCCGCTCGATCACACACCTGGACACAGGCGACAGAACCGGGCACAGCAGATCAGTCTCATCGCTGGCAATCGCACTCGCACTACTCACATCGTCGGTACACGTGGCAACCCCACTCTGCCCCGCATACACGTCTTCTTCCGGCACACACACATTTGAAATCGCACCGAATGACACTGCGAATGAAAACAGAGACTCTTGTAATACGTTTCGGTTACGACTGTGTATGACAATATTGTAGGATCGCACGAAGTTGTTATCGACGTGTAGCACACTCTGCGGCACGGGAAGCATGCGCCCGAGTGACTCAGTGTAGAGGTGCTCTTGTGGGTGGCGGTTGTTGTTGTGATGGTTGTGCCTCACCTGGCAGTTTCCTTGACTGTCTTCGTCGCTGTCTTCGTCGCTGTCTTCGTCGCTGTCTTCGTCGCTGTCTTCGTCGCTGTCTTCGTCGCTGTTTCTGTTGCTGTTGCTCGTCGTGCTTGCCGTACTGCTTGATGATTCGGTTACGTATCGGGGAGAAGTATTTGACATTACGGTCTATGGGTGTATCCATTTTTTTATATGTGAGGCAGGCATATTATCTTATTTAACGACAAAACCTGACAATTGTATAAAATTGAAATGGAAAAAGAAAAAGAACCGGAAGGTTGTTGTTCACACCCGGAACAACACGCATTATCAGATGCCCGAGAGAAGCACAGTCGCACGTTGCGCACGTTGCAATCGGCACAACGAGGTGTACCTGCTGTGTCACCCAAGACTGAGACACTCACGCTACACAACGGCATCTTCACCGTTGACAAAACCAATCATCAGCTGCTCGGTTCAGGAAGTTACGGGAGTGTGTACGTAGGCAAACACCACCTGCTGTCGCGAGACGAATTAGTTGCCGTCAAATTGCACGACGATGCGTTTCTGCTCCAACGCGAGGTCAAGATTTACAACTACTTGTGGAAATACAAGAAACAAGGGCTCGTACCCGACTTGCACATTCCACGGCTGATCTGGAGCGGGCAGTGCGACGCACACGTCCACGAATCCATCGTGATGGAGCGTCTCGGGACCAGTCTGGACCAGCTGTTCGACAGCTCCAACAAGGCATGGACACCCGAGACCGTGTGCTGGGTGGCACTGCACGCGCTGCGACTCCTGCGGGAGGTGCACGCGCTGGGGATTGTGCACCGCGATATCAAACCGGATAATTTTGCGTTGGGGTACGCTGGTGCGGACCGACTGCAGCTGTACATATTTGATTTTGGATTGTCTTCGCAATACATCGACAAAGACGGGCGGCACAATCCACTCAAAACCGGATTGTCACTCATTGGGACAATCCGGTACGCGAGCGTGCACAACCACCGAGGCGTCCGGCAGAGCCGCCGCGATGACATGGAAGCGCTGTGCTACGTGTTGCTGTACTTTTACGATGGCACACTCAAATGGAAACAGAGTCCCACCAATCCCGGCGATCGCGCAGAGCGCAACAAGCGGGCGCTTGAACACAAGGAGCAGCTCGGTGTCGAGGATTTTCCCGATGTTCTGCGTGGGTATTACACGTATGTCAAACAATTAAAGTACGACGATACCCCCGATTACGCAAAATGGGAACACTGGTTTGAGGTAGCATCTAAAAACACATCGCAACTGCCCGATTGGTCGTATTATTATGCGAATGCACACACGCAGCAAATTTTCTCAAACGGAACACATACGATTAAACATAGAGATTCTGACTAATTATATACACTTTAATATAATACCATATGAAAACCAAACGATTCCGTCGAACGTCTCACAAATCGTATCTGTGTACGTTTAAAAAAACCTTCGGGTTTGCATCCGACTGTATGTCCGACGAAGATAAGGGACACTATTTAGACGAGTTGCGCAAAATCTATGATGTTATCAAGCAACACAAGCATTCGCACGAGAATGTTCTTACCGTACAACAATTCCATGATGTATCACCCGATTATATTTTGCAGATTCTCACTGATATTCACACTAAATACAGTTGGTCGTTGGTGAAAAGTGTCCCCGCTTCTGAAAACCGGTTCTTGAAGGCGGCCATACGAATCGCAGACCGTATTTTGCAGGTATCGGACACCATGCACAAACAGCAGGCATTCGCCGGTACCGCCCGTGCGAGTCACCCAACTGCGGTCTCTCGGATCATACGCACCCCTGCTTCCGCAACCTCCACCTCTATATTTGATGCGCTATGCGACCGGTTGAATCTGTCTGCACGAGGGACGAAATCATACTATGTGTTTGCTCCCAGCGATGCGTGTATGAACCGACCGTTTTACAAAACATATTTCCAGTCCATTTCGAAGCAGACCTCTTTGCTCAAATCGGTGCTGCTTCATCATTTTATTCCGATCACTAAACTGCTCCACAAAACGCGCTTCACGATCGATTCGCATCTGGGATATCCGGTGACCGTCGTGCATGAGAATCAACGAATTGTGAAGGTGCAAGATGCCCACGTCCTCGAAGGTAATCTGGATAATAAAAAGTATATTATTGATTCGGTGTTGGGTGTATACCGACCGTTTGGGTTAACTGTATTTCAAAAGAAGGTCATACAGACACGTATCACATCGATTTGTATGCTATTAAGCAAGAACCACTGCACATCGCCGTGCACAATGGGGACGCTCACGTGCTCGTACGCAAACGGTGCTTCGTCTGCGGCACGTTCGGACATCCTTTATATGAAACAGTTAGTCATACAATCCATACGAGATTATTATATTATTGTCGGGTGGATGCCGATTGTGTTGTATACGGCACTCCCCATTATCGAGAGTGTGTTGGGCAGTGTGTCGCTGATAAGTTGGACTCGTTCCATTATGCCATTTCTCAACTTTCAACTAAAACCCATAGCACATAT